TATGCCTTGGAGATCTTGCAGACCTACCCTCATTGTCTTCCTATGATAGAGGAACGAAGGGCTTTGAGGGGAGGAGGTACAGAAAGGACGTTGAATCAGTCATAAATGCTCAAGAACTTTTGTTTGAGGATACTGCCAGATACAACGCCAGAAGAAGGAAGAATGCTAAGAAGCAGTATATTCCAAAACTAACCATGTGCTTGGGGAATCACGAAGACAGGATAAGTAGAGCAGTTAACTCTCAAGCAGAACTTGATGGAACGATAGGTATCTCGGATCTTAAGTACAGGGAGTATGGGTGGAATGTTGTTCCATTCAAGAGAGCGTTCACAACTCATGGAATTACTTTCTCACATTACTTTACAACAGGAGTTTCAGGAAGGCCCATATCAAGCACTCATGTAGGCCACACGCTCGTTTCTAAACTGCACTGCTCCGCCGTACAGGGTCACTCCCATTTGTACAACCACGCTGAACACACGCGCCCTGACGGGCAAAAAATATTTGGGTTGTCTGCCGGATGTTTTTCGCATCCAGAATACTCTGAATCTTGGTGCAGAGACACAGAGCATCAGTGGTGGAGAGGAGTTGTGATGCTAGAGGACTTGGACGGCGAGGGGTACTACGATGCAGTCAGAGCCATAACTCTAAGAAAACTGATCAAAGAATATCTATGATCTCTTCTATGCAACCAGTTGGGAATGCCGTTATGGAAGACCAGTCGCCCTTGTCATCTTGGGTGTTTGCCACCTTAACGACTTTTCTATCTTTGTGAATAAGATATCCAGTCGTTTGTATTACTGGAGGATTAACTTCCTCTGGCTTTTCCCACCCTGATGTTCCAAGTATGTCTCTCCAGACAACCTTAACAAGTTTAGGAGTCTTCCTCACCAAGAACCTCGTCAACTCTCTTAATTAACTTTATCCTTAGATCCTGCATTTTAACTTGAAGTTCCTCAATTCTACGATCCTTTACGTCAGATCTAAGATTTCTGTTATACGATATTCTGTTTCTTTGCTCCTGAAGTTTCTTAATGGAGTTGTTGACAGACTTTCGTAGACCGTTGAGTCGGTACACTTTGTAAAGATCACTGTCTACAAAAGAGTCATACTTATCTCCCCTGCCGTAAACTTTCAATATCGTGTCATTTATTCCCGCTGCAACATCAATTGATCTCTCATAGTCTGAGAACTTATCATAAGTGAATCTGTTTTTGTTTGCAGTTGGATCTGCCAAGAAGCGTCTGGCAAATGGCATCTTGCCCCACTTGATATCTCCAGTCTCAGAGTGAGTAATGCTTCCGGGGCCTATGATAAGCGCAGCAGTGTCAATAGTGCGCTCAACAAATCTACCCGCTCCTCCATACACCGTTTCAGCAATAAACTCAAGTATGTCAGGCTCAATGCTGATCAGACCTCTTTGCGCTCTGTCGCCTCCTATGAGAGGAAGGGCGTTTAGTGTTCTAGCCACAGCCTTTGAAATTTCTCCGGTTGAAGACCAGTATCTTTCAGAGGGAGGATCTGAGGATCCCCATTGCGGATCTTTGTATATGGGTTGCCCGAAATAATTTTCGTTGAACGCCAAGTCTAGGAAGGGATCGACAATCGTTGGAGAAACTGTCTGAACCGCTGCTCTTGTAAGTTTGTCGCTGCTTCCCGCAGAGAACGGAAGGAATGACTCGCCCATGCTAGACACAAGGTTCATTGAGATTTTTCCCGGAGATGCGTGACCAAGCATCATTGCTGCAATCGAATCTCCTATGACATGGAACACATTGTATCCATATGGAAGAGGAATCTTAATGAAGTTGTCAAAGCCCGGAACAAATATATGAAGTTGTCTGCTTCTTGACTTGAGGTCAACCTGCCTCCACCTGTTGATGCCGTCTTCGTCATCTCCAGATAGTAGCGAGTTCAACATGCTCTGCGTGAAACTGTAAGCAACAATTCCTGCAGAAATTTTCTGAACGCGATTGAAGCCCTTTTTGTTTTTGCCTCTTTCCGTCAAAGCCTGAAACAGCCTCACCGTTCCCTGAACTGATGCGTTCCAGAACAGGTAGAGAGAGTTCAGACCAGATCCCCACTCGCCTTTCTGAGAGAAGTTAACGGTTAGGTTTCTTGCTATGTCTGCTGCTTTGTTCTTTGCAGACTGTTCATCCATGCCGTTGCTGATGAAAGCATCCTTTGCATGTTTGTAGGTAGACAGGCGCATGGTGTTCTCAACTACAGCGTTGTAGTTGGTTATAAAATCAATCACCTTGTCTTTGTATCTCTTTGCACCCGCAATGCTTCCATCTTTAATGTAGTCAGATAT